CAAGCTCATCCTCATTGAGGATGGTGTTTATAGCGTCACTCTTAATAATATCTTTAAAGCTCATGATAATTAAGATAACCCGCAAGGCTAAAAAGCCCTGCGGGAATTTTTACAATTTACAATTAGCCATCAACTTTCATCAGATGTCCGAAATACGAATCGATGACTTTCTCGTCGATGTCATGACGTACACGGAAAACATCGCTTCTGATGGCGTCATCTCTGTAAGATTCTACCACAGGGTTTGCAGGGCTATCAGCTACCCACAAGAATGTTCTTCCTACGCTGGGCTCTTTTAGATTTTTAGGATTGTCGGCCGTTACTGCAACCATGGCATAATCATCACTCCAGATGTCACTCCCGCTGAAAGTTATCCCCTTATTAGATGTATTACGTACTGCTTTACCTACAAGTACCTTTTTAATCCCAACCAATGCTCCAAAGGCGGCAAATAACTCATCATCTGTTAACTTAGTTGTATATTTTATCGCATCTTTGATTTCAGTATTGAGTTTAATTCGATTAAGATTGGTTTCGCTGAAAATAATAGTGTTAGGCATCATACCGGTACTCTGGCGCACTTTCTCTTTAGCTGCTCGTACTTGGCCGAGGATACTGGTTGCGATATTATCCCAAGGTGCTGTTGAGTAATCAGTATAACGAGCTGCTCCGGTAAAGGTGCCGGTATTAAAAAGGGCCGTGGCGATACGAAGCTCCTGGGCAAGCAGAATAAGCCCTGTTATCTGCTCTACTGTGACCAACTCAGCAGAAAAATCGTTTGCATACAGTTTCTTCTCTCCATCATCCAACGGTCCCTCAAGGCCATGTTCAACGCAGCTGAAGTTTTTTTCCGCAGTTTCAAAATTCAACCTATTGTAATTTCCACCTGGTGCTCGTTTCGTTACAGGAATCTTAGTTAAACTTTCTCTAGTAATTGCATTAAACACAGCTGCTTTTAACTGAGCCTCAAAAAGAGGCAGGGCCTGGAGCCCTATAAACTCGCTTCTTTTGACAATGAACTCTAAAACCGCCTGGCCGAGATCCATGCGCGGGGTTGTCCTGGTACCTGAGTGCTCTATTCCCATTTTTTACCTCCTGTTTTTTCTCACCTATATAATGTTACCCTTGATCTTTACTCAACACTTAGTCATCCATGACAGATTCGATGATTGCTCCATCTCCCGAAGCTGCTTCAAGCGCTTTGCCGTATTTATCTGTCGATGAAGAAACTTCAGAAACTTTTCCATCGTCAGCTCCATAAATAGTTGCGCCGGCGGTAATCGATGCAGATGCAGTAATTTCTACCGATCCCGGATATGCTCTTTTCAATGCTACAGGTATGGACCCCAAGATAGCCGCTTTTTTCTTGGTAACACCTATATAATCATCACTGTCATCCGCATACTCAACATGCGTACCACTACCACTAGTTAGCTTCACACGCCGGGCTGCTTCAAGAGCCTCGGTAGCGGTGAATGTTTTGATTCCTGGATTATACATATATGCCTCCGCTTTTTTTAGTAAAATTGTTAATAATTATCTTTAATCCCTTTTTGGATATCTCTACTCTTTTCTTACTGCAGCAGTTGCTAATAATGCGTCTGTTAAACTACCTCCGTTTTCTTTCTGGTGCTTCTTAGCGCGATCTAAATGACTGGCTGCCCCTGCTTCCTCTTGGTCTGCTCCCGGCGGTGGATTTTTCTCTGCTTCTAAGTCTTTTAAGCGTTTACCTCTCATGCTTGCCAATGCTGTATTCAGATCCTGCCCCTTTTCAATAGCTTCCTCAATCAACGGCTCCATGCCCATCTCGGCAAACTCAGTCTGCCCCGCTTTCACTATCTCAAGTGTACGTGTCCTTTCTGCCTGGGTAGCTACGCTTTCCAGCTCTGTAGCCAACTCCGGCCTCTCTTGCCGCAACTGTTCAAGAGTTACATCCTTTAGTTCGATACCCATCTTGCCCACCTCCTGGTTTTGTTCTTGCCCTTTCTGACCGGGTCCGGGCCGCCCGGCCCGTCTCATTTGTCCACCGCATTCAGGACACTTTAAATCATTACAATGTTTTTCCGATTTCATTTTGTGGCCACAATCTACACACTCACAATCAAATTTATCTTTTAAAGAATTATCTTCCCGATTTACTTTATATCTCTCAAGAAAAGCCATTACTTTTTCCATAGCATCAGGACTGTTTAAAAGATTATCCAAAAATTCAGATGCCTTAGCTGAAAGCTCTACGCTCTCATTAAAGAAACTTCCGAACATGCCGTTATTCGCAGCCGGGCTGTCTACAGTATCAACGCTATTGAGTGATTTAACCCTCAACAAAGGCGCCAATTCGGTTACACCATCGTCTTTTTGCTTTTGAGTTATTTCCTGTTCCTCAAGCTCATAATCACCCAATACAACCGATGTCCCGAAAGCGTCAGGATCCTTTTCCGCAAGATCAAGCACATACGAGGCTAAATCACCGCTCGGTGTATCGTAAGCTGTCTTGCTAAAATACAAATCAGCCCTGGTAACATCTCCGTCTTTAACAAAATTCTTTGCCCGTCCAAGAAACGTCCCTAAGGCGGTTGTGCTCATATTAGGATGGCCAAAACGTGACTTTAACCCTAACTTTTTATGCACCTTGCCGGCAGAAACAATTTGCTCAAGAGTAGTATCATCAATAACCCAACCACGAGCATCTTTTACATTACCTTTAGTCATTACTGCTATACCCCGGATAAGTCCTTTTGAGTTTTCATCATCGTAGTTTCGCTCAATTCCTTCAGCCCCTTGTTTTATTCCCCGGGTAACTTCTAATCTTCGATTGATTTGTTCTTTAGACATAAGTTGCCCCCTTTTTTGATTTTTCTGAATTTAAAACAATTACTTTAGGCTGAACCATTGCGTTAGCCGGGCTCACAGTAACGCGGTATCTGCGAATCTTTTTCTGTTTTGTTTCTTTTTTCTTTTCTACAGTCATCTAATCTTTCCTCTCTTCGATTTTATCGACAACCTGATTAGCCGTACTTTCTTCTTTTTTGTCTGAACTAAGGCTAATCTCATTTTCATCCTCAAGAGTTTTTATCTTTTTTTGTTCGCGTGCGCGCTGCTCCAAATTGTCTTCCCAGTCATCGCCATGGGCGGCCGCTTCCGCTGCAAGAGTAGAATGATTACTGTCAACAGACATAACGGAAGCCTTAACCTCTTTTTGAGGATCAACCCATTGCCATCCCGGGGCTATCCATTTACTTTTCAAATAGGCCCAACGATTCTGGTAAAAATCTAATATCGGAAGCTCGCCTTTTAAGTAAGCCTCTTCAATCAGCAATTCAAAAACCGGCTGTCCTAATTTGTTAGCCACGAATCTCTGTTGTTTTTGAAAGAAACGCCTGGCTTCGATTAAGGCTGCCCGGGTATTGGAATAATTAGACTTAGAAAAATCCTTAGACAATATTTCATAGGGTATATTCAATCCGGATGAAATATCGCGTAAGATTCGCTCCATAAAAGCGGCGAATGTTCCACCTGGACGGTTAGGCGCGAATGTTCCATAGTCTTCACCTGGTTCAAGGTATGGAATCATCCCGGGATACATATCTTCTATTTTTTTATCGTCGACGTCTGTGCTTGATTTTCTGGCCATTGCCGCGCCCATAGCATTATCTTTTTTAATTATTAGGCCAATACAAGCCGCCATTCTGGCCGCGATAAGTTCCGCTTCCATGTATTCGTATCGATCCTTAAAAAGATTTATTACCGGCGAGAAAAAAGGCTCGCCGCGTGTTTGACCGGAACGCAAAACATGATATAGATGAAAAATCTTTTTTACTCCGAACTTATCTCTGGCCGGATACTTGATATAACTATCAATATCATTTCCGCTGCCTCTTCCAAATATCCAGTCTCCGGGATGAGTTTTTTTAATCCAGTATTCTATTGGTTGGCCATATTTGCCGATTTTAACTCCTGAACGGATATCTTTGCTTCCGTAGAGTCCTCCGGGAGTGCTTAATCTGTCGGATTCTATACTTTGCAGAGCTAAACTGTACGGCCGGTTACGGTTTTTAATTCTTAGCGGTAGGATTATTGCTTCACCGTTAGCAAACCTTGACCTTTCTTCCAGCTCTTCAATCTCGTAAAAATCCAGGCGGCCGCCAGCATCAGCATACGGCACCCATCTTGCCCATATCTTTTCAAATTGTTTTTGCAGTTGAGAAGCATAGTCCTCATTAATCTTTAAAATTTCTTTATCGACTCTGCTTTGAAGTTTTATTCCCGACCCGATAATGTTCGTTATGATAGTTTCAATGCCACCGGAAGCAATCGCGTCATTTCTTATCAAGTCCCTACTTCTTTCGCGCAGTCGCGGCAAGTCTGTTAAAAGGTCTTGATCAGCTGAACCTCCTCCAGGACCCCATGAACTACGGAATCTATCTACCTTAGCGCCGCGGTAAGATCCAAACATTGACTTGCCAACATATCGGAAATATTTTCTTTTCGCTTCGGTCTTTGGAGAAAAAATACCGATTGCCCGGTCAATCCCGGATGACAACTTTTCACTAAAACTTTTCTTTGTATTTTTTTCAGCTTTCATTCTTATCTATCAAACCCCGCGTAATTTGTCGCACTCGTTGAACTCTCCGCATTAATCTCTTTTTTTAGCTGAGTACGTAAATTCGTTAATTCTGTTAGGGAATACTTTTGAATGTTTCGGCCGGAAATATTGTAAGACTGAACAGCACCGCCGGACATAATGGCATTGATAGCCGTTTCAACGTTATCGAGTATTGTTTGTTTTGTCGGTGCTGACATTCATTACCTCATTTTTATCTCATACTTATATTTTAGAACTTGTCAAGGGGTTGTCAAGATAGTTGGTGCTACAGCATAGCACTAACTTATTATTCTATTCTGCCTCAACAGCTTTGAATTTATGCTTACATTGCCGGCAAGAATAATAACGTAATTTTGGTCTAGTTGAATAACATTTAACATTTTTGCTGTCACACGCAGGGCATCTGATAGGATAAAAAACTACTCCGTTGATGTTATGGCTTTTATCGTCAACTGAAGCTTTTACTCTTTTCTTCTTAGGCACATGCCCATTCAGCCAATTGCTCTTCTTCTCTACCCACTTATCCACGTTTTGACCAATCCCCCTGTTTGCGGATCCACCCACCGCCTTTCCGTGCTTTCTCCGGCCTCTTCAGAATTACAGGCTTGGGCTTATCCTCTTCACGCAAAGCATAAACTCTTAACATCTCGGCTGCAGCTGTAGCATAAATTTCGCAATCCCAAAAGTTATTCATGGAATGAGATGAAAGCTTTTTCCACACCTCGCGATCCGGACCGCGTTTCCCTCTTTCTATAATCTTACCTTCCGCGCACATCTGCTTAAGATACATCTCTGAAGGATCCCGCGGCAAATGCCATTTGCTTGTGCCTTCTATCCCCGTATTTATAAAACGCGCGACCTTATCTTTAAAAAGGGTTACATCAAGATTATAAAGTTTTAATCCCCCAGGCATATTCTTCCCGTTAGGATACTTATCTAAATTAGTCATTTTGTACAGCATCCCGCCTAAATCCTGTTTCCCTTTTATTGCCCTGGCTAAACCAACCCATTCCCTGCATACGTCATATACCTCTGTTGTATGATAGCCGGTATCAACATTAACTAGATGAACTTGAAAAGGCTCAATGCCTGGAATCTCAGAAGGATAATATTTATTAAACATTAAAAAGATATCTTCCCAGGATTCAACTAGAGCAGATTCAATCTTCCAAGATTCATAGCCTACGCCCCAGGCGCGCACAACATAATAAAAATGGTTGAGTTGAACATCAACGCCGGCAGTCAAAACAATCGCGCCATCGGGAACCGTGCCGGCAGGATACTCAAGAGCAAGCTTCTTCAGTTTCTCCGGTTTCCTTTCCTCAATCTTCTCTTTCCACTCCTCAGCCAGCCAGCTATTAACAAAGTTCATCAACAGCTCACTTCGCCCCTTAACGCTTAGAAATTCTGCAGCTATCTCTGAAAACGTTAACCATGGTGAATACAAAGCGTTAATCCAAAACCCTCTATGTGTTGTATAATTCTTTTTACCTTTGACTTTTCCTTTGTTATCAATACTGCATCCTTCCTGAAGCCACTTACCCTTAATCATCAGCTTCTGCTTCATAGTATCAGTGATAGCTTTTTTGCATTCAGTGCATTCATACCATGCCAGCCGCTTTGCTTTTATCGTTTCAGGATTACGTTCATCCTTAGGAAATTTGATTTGCGTAAATACAAGCACTTGATACTTGCCGCAATGAGGACATGGTACATAATATTTGCATTGGTCTGATCTCTCATACTCCCGGGAAATGTACCCTTCCTCTATGGTTGGTGTCGACACCTTTACTATCTTACGATTCCAAAAGGTTCGAGTTCTCTCGGTAGCCAACTTTATAGGGTCGGCTTCTTTTCCTGAAAATGGCGGGTATTTATTAATCTCATCAAGAAAAAGGTATCTGATAGGTTTTCCGGCCAGAGCAGCCGGGCTTTGCGCCCAGGCCATATAAAGCGTCATTCTGTCAATGGCAATGGAAAAGTTAGTGATATCATCATCGTACCCGGTTAAATGTTTTGAAAGCGCGGGCGACAACTCAATCATAGGCTTTACCCGATCGGAAGAAATCGTTTTAGCATCCTCTTTCCGAGGCATAACCAAAAGGGCAGGTCCCGGATCCTGATCCATAACATACCCCAACATATTTAATATGCTTTCAGTCTTGCCAACCTGTGTAGATGCCTTGATAGTAATCTCCTCCACCATACG